ATTGGGCTGGCTCGGGCGGCGGGTTCGGGTACATCGACGCCACGACGATCCACGGCAACCAGCGCCAGCCCAATCGAGCGCGGTCGTGATCGACGTGCCGTAGGTCAACTTGTAGACGTAACCGCTGGTGAACGTGTCGAACAGCGTCGCGTCTTGGCCCTCGAGCGTCAGCGTCGAGCCGCTGGCCGCAGTGATGCGGAACACGCGACCGTTGATCTGCCACATGCCATTTGACGTGATGTAGACGAAGTCTCCGTTGCTGTACGAGTGCGCGCTGCCGGTCGTGACGACGGCCGGCGACGCCTTGGTGACGCCGCTGATCGCGATGCCGGTGCCGATGGCGGACTGCATGGCAACCGCCACATTTTTCCACAGATTGAGAGTTGCCATGATTGCTCCTAGAGCGCCACGTCGGGCGCGGTTTCGTACACGAAGTACACCAGCCGATATTCCATCGACGCGCGGCCAATCGGCTGCGCCCCGCTTGCATCCACTTCGACATCTACGGCCGCCAACATGATCGACTTCGCCAGCGCGGCCAGCGTGGCACCAGGTGACGCGAGCGCGACCTCAACTTCCTTGCAGATACCGTCGAGCACATCGTCAAGGTCGGCCGTCGCCTTCGCCAGTGCATCGACCCGCACCGTCAGCGTCCGCTGCTGCGTAGCCGGCGCCGCGATGTCGATGTACTCGACCGATTCCGATGCCGTCGAAATCAACAGCCCAGGGAGGTCGGTCTGTTCCAGCGGGTACGCGCGCGACTGGAACACGCGCGCGCCCGTCGTCGAGAGCCCGGTCAGCACAGTTCCGACCGCCTCGCGTATCTGCCGGCGGACGTGGTTAGCCATTACTGACGTTCCAGCCGGAGTAGTGTTATGCCGGTGCCGTCCGGCTCGATCCCGCGGATTTTGTACGTCGTCCCGGATACGATTAGCGTCTGCCCGTGCGCGGCCGTAGCCGCGTCGGCAGTCGGCAAAGTAGCAACCGGCCCGCTCGACTCGACGCCCAGCGGATCGACGTATGCAGCGTCGAAGATCACGCGCACTGCTACCGCATTCAGCGTCGCATCAACGCCGAAGTCGGTAAAGAATGCAGCGTGATTTTCAGCAAACATCAGAGGCTTCCCGGGTGCGCGAGAAGCGTTACGCCGACAACAACCGGGCCCGTAGTGACGGTCCCGACGTATTGGATGTACGGCCCAACCGTCGCGGGGATAACGATAGTGCGAACCTGGCTCGCCGTAGTGACGTTGGAGTGCGTCGCCCCGGTGATGTCGGCCGCGCCCGTACCGCCTGAGTCGGTTGCGCTCCGGAGCTTCCCTGCCAGCGTGCCGGTGATTGTGCCGATGTTCACGACGAACAACAGCGAACCTTTGTACGCTTTGACGTCGATCCATCCCGACGTAGCCGCCGCGGTATTCGCCGCCGATACCGACGGCAGGACCGAAACGGCATTCGAGCTTGCGCCGTGTCCGATCATTCCTTGTCTTTCGCTTTTACAGCGGCAGGCGCCTCGACTCGACTCGCGTCGACTACGCGCTCCGCTTTGTTCATGTGAACGGCCTCGACGGCCAGATGCTCCGGGTACTCCAGCACCTTGCCGACTGGCTGCACAACGCCCTTGTAGAAAAACGCGCGAGTGACTTTGATTTTTGCCATGTTGTCTCCGGTAGACGCGCTGCCGGCAACCAAACCGGACGCAGTTGCCGACAGCACGCCAAGCCCCTATCAGGTCACCGACGTCGCGACGGAGAAGGCGCCGGCATAACGCACGCCGACGTCCATCGTGTACATCGCGCGGATGCCGCTGATCCCGGCCGAGAACCCGTCGAACGGATTCACCGCCAACTCCAGGACGCCCCACTCGCCGACAACCACTTGTTGGAAGTCGCCAAAAATGATCGTCGCGCTCGGGCATTGGTTTGACGCCATACCCTTGAACCCGCAGACGGTCGCGTCGAGCAGTGAACCGTCCCACAGCGGCGAATAGGTCGAAGCGACCTTGACCCGAGCCGACAGCAGTGCGGCAACCGCGGGCGTGGTGACGTACCCGCACGACGCAGCCAACGCGTTGTTGCCGGCCACGTCCGATTGGAACTCCAGCATCCCGGCGTACGCGATGGTCGTGCCGGTGACGGAGCCAATCGATGCGGTCTGCGTGATGCCGGTCGGCTGCTCGGTGCCGGTTCCGGCGAGGACCGCGAGGTCGGCCGCGATAGCGCACTGCTTCGCCAGGTCGCCCATGACGATGCCGTCCACGTCCGGCGACGACTGCAACTGCAGCAGACGCGACACTTGGGTGTAGGCGGCGACGGTGCGCGGGGTCAGCGCGAGTTGCCCGAAGGTTTGGTTCCCTTCGGTGATCGCCGTGGCTTCCGTCGATAGCCAGTACGCGGTCGCCGCGCCGGTCTGCTTCGGGATGGTGACGTTGCCGACCAGCCCTGACAGGCGCCGAGCACCCATCGAGTAGGCGACCATTCGGTTGCGCAACAGTTCAATAAACGAGACGTTATCGGTGCCCTTGAGGTAGCCGCCAGCAGAGTTCGTGCCGACCGTCAGGTCGCGCTGCTGAACCTCAAGCGGAACAAAGAAGCTCCGTTCCGTCTGGCCGTTGCGCCCGTGCCGCTTGGCGATCTCGACGCTGGCTTCCTGCTCAAGTCCAGCCTCTTTCCAGTTGCCGTTGCCAGCAGCCTTAATCGCGCGCATCAGGCTGTACTTGCGCACATCCTTCGCTTCCATGCCGAGATGCGCGACGGACGCGGTCGGATTGGCCTTACTGCGCTCTTCAAGAATGGTCAGGATGTCGGCGGAGACCTGTTCCAGCGTCGAGCCGCGCGAGATCCACTCGTTGCCGATGCGCTCGTCAAGGTTGTTGGCGCGGACGAGGTTGATGATCGCCTGCTTCCGGCTTTGCTCGTAGGCAATCGGCGACTCCGCGGGCTTCGGTTCGGCGGGAGCGCCCGCCGGGGCGTTGACAACATCGGCCATGTCGGCTCCTGTGGTGATGGCGGGGTCCGCCGGTTGCGAAGCGCGCACGCAGCGCACCTCGAATTCTTCGTCGCCCCATGCGCGGCCGATGCCGACCTGAATATCGGCCGGAATGGTCGCGATGGAAACTTCAAGTGGCTCGTACCGCGTGACGCGCACTTCGTTTTTCTTGACGTCCTCGACCACGTCAATGATTCGATACCTGAACGAGACGTTCGGCAGAATGCGGTCCTCGACCATGCCGAGCACCTCGTCGCCTCGCGCCGTCTTAGCGAACCGGACTGTGGCGTACCCGCGGCGGTCCTGCGGGTTGATCCAAGCGCGCTCAACGACGCCGATAACGTCGCCAATGTTGTGGTTGAACAGCAGCGGCGCCGACGAGTTGAGCCGCGTCAGGTCGGCAGCGCCTTCGTCGTGAACGAGGATCTCGTTCCCATACCAGCGTTCGACTGCCGTCTCGCTTGAGAACGGGAATGTAATCGTGCGCGAGCCCGCATCGACTTTGATCTCGGAGTCGAGTTGCAGGAACCGCGTTTGTGCTTTAAGTTTCATCGCACCCTCAGATTGACGACGCGCGACGGCTGCGCTTCCTCGTCGTCGTTGAGTTGCTGGTCATCCTGCTGTGCGTCGTCCTGCGGCATCGCTTGCGGCGCAACCGGAGCGGCAGGCTCGACCGGCTCCGGCACCGTGGTATCGACCTCGATGCCCGCCTCATCGAATAGCGCGAGTTCGCGCTTGCGTTCGGTTAGGATGTCCTCGATGTCGGCGCCGTTCGCCGTCAAGGCGATCACGCGCGTAACCGACGTGAACCCAGCCTTGACCGCTTCCTTGTAGGCGTTTACTTCCTTCGTTGGATCAACCCAACTCCAGCCGCGGAATTTCCACGTCGGCGCGTTAAATCGCTCCGGCGCGAGCGCGTACTGCTCGATGGAAAGCCCGGAGATTTGCCCCGCGAGGACTGCCGCCTGCAGCCATTGCTCAAACAGCGGCTGCAGGAACGACCGCGCGAACCACTGCTGCAGCGTCTGCCAGAGGTCCCGGTCGTCAAGTAGCGCGAGTCGCGAGCTTGAGTAGTTGCTCTGGGAGTAGTCGCGCGACAGCGACTCGTAGGAGACACCGAGCCCGGCGGCAACCTCGCGCAGCATGTAACGCAGGAACGGGTCTAGTGCTTGGTTTGGCCTGTTCGGCGCGTGCAGGTTTAGTTTCTCGCCCGGCGACAACGCCTCGATGACGCCCGGCTCCATGTTGAGTTGCCGGCTGCCGTCGATCTCGTTGCTCGACCCGAGCGGATTCGGGTCGCTGCCGTCGCTCTCAATGGTGCCGAACAGGCACGCCGACAACCGCGCCGCGGTCAATTCGGCGGACGAGTATTCGTCCATGTCGTCGAGTTTGCGGATAACGGTATGCAGCCACGGCTCGCCGCGCGTCTGCGGCCAACGGTCCACGACGTGCAGATGCAGCACCTCCGACGCGGGGATGCGCTCAAGGCGCACAGTCGCATCGATGTTCATCCGCAACTCGCCGGGATGCCGCTCGCGCATCCAATAGGCGAGCGGCATCCCGGCGAGTTG